TCCTTTCTCTTATCTGAAGGGATTCAAACCGAATCAGTTCGATGCCTCGCGTCTGCGGACATTTCGCTCGGTGTCGGAATGGTTGTGCCTAGATTGGAATCGGTTGTCCAGGCGGTCGGCTCTTATGGTGATCAGGTTGCTGCTTGGGCGGAAAGAGTCCAGGGCAAAACATTGTTTGAATGGCAGCGCATTGCTTTGAATGGCCAGTTGTCTCATGATGAGAATGGTGACCTTGTGTTTCGTGAGTCTCTTGTTGCGACGGCTCGCCAGAATGGTAAGTCGGTTGCGTTGACTGCTTTGATTGGTTGGGCGTTGACGGAATGGGCGGTCACTCGAGGAAAGGCGGTTCATGTTCTTTCCGTTGCCAACAAACTTGATCGTGCGGTCGCAATCTTCAATGAACTTGCTCCGGTACTCGAGGCTCAATTTGATGCTCATGTCACGTGGAGTTACGGACGCAACAAGGTTGAGATGCCGACGGGGTCTTCGTGGGAGGTACGAGCTGCGACTTCTAATCTTCACGGCGGAACCTATGACTTGATTGTGGTTGACGAAATTTGGAACGTGTCGGAAGAGGTCTATTTTGATGCGCTTCGCCCGTCGCAGATTGCGGTCAAGTCTCCGCTCCTTTCCTCCTGGTCAACTTCAGGCGATGAATCTTCTAAGACAATGCAGCGTCTTCGAGAGGCAGCAATTGGTGCAATAGATCAGCAAAACCAGACTCGTCTTTATTTTGCCGAATGGTCATTGCCGTCAGGGGCGAACCCGAACGAGGAACTTAATTGGGGCTACGCCAATCCCGCTCTCGGTCAGACCATCACTCTCGAGGCGTTGCAGGCAGCTGCGGAAACTCCAGATCGTGCAGCGTTCCTCCGTGCGCATTTGAACTTGTGGGTTTCGTCGGCGGACGCTTGGATTCAGCCTGGAGTATGGGACAGGCTTTTCACCGAGTCGGAATGTCCTGCCGGTGGCGTCCTTGCAGTGGACTCGAGCAGTGACTCGTCAAAGTACGTTGGCATTCGTTGCGGACTTACCGAAGAAGGCAACATCATTGCAACGGTGCAGTTTTCCACAGAGTCGCTCAAAGATATGTGGATTCATGTGAATAAGGCAATGGACGAAGACCCCAAGTTGAGACTGGCAATCTCGCCCGCTCTTGACCTTCACACGCCAGAGAAGTTAGAACGCCGACGTCAAATTTTTGGCTATGCAGAAGTACTCAAATTCACTGGTCTTACCCGTTCGCTCATCCTTGAGAAACGCATCTACCATCGAGGCGAAGAACTTCTTGCGACCCACGTCAACCGCGCCGTCCTTGCCCGCGCAAACGGTCAAGTCGTGATCAGTTCACAACGCTCTCCTGGCCCAATTGAGGCAGCGCGACTCCTAGTCGTTGCAGCGGCATTAGTTTCCCGCCCGTCAAACACGGGACGCGCAGCAATGGCATTCGGAAGATAGTTGCATTTGCAACAAGTTTGTGGGAGAATCCCTGCGTGGCGTTCTTCTCCCGAAAAATCACAACCGCAGAATTTGCATCGTCGCCCGTAAAAGCCGCTGCCGGTGTCGGCATCTCTGGCATCCCTGGGATGTATGCATGGTCAAGCGGAACATTTGAGCAGATCGCCCTTAGTCTTCCGACGGTGTCGCGGGCGAGAGACCTTCTCGCCTCGACCATCTCAGGTCTCGAGTTCCGCCAATACATCAAGCAGTGGAACGGCGAAGAGTACGAAGAAATCTACGTGCCTAATGAGTCGTGGATGGAAAACCCTGATCCGAAAGTTCCGCGCCAGTTCATACTTGCGAACACGGTCACAGACCTTTGGATGACGGGTCGCGCCTTTTGGGCGGTCACTTCCCGTAACGCAACCGACGGACGCCCGATGTCTTTTGAATGGTTACCGTCCGCAAACATTCAAACTCCTGATCAAGTCGGTCCACAATTCTTCGGTATGCCAAAAGAGATTGAGTTCAACGGCATCCAGTTAGACCCAAACGAAATCATCACCTTCCTTGCGCCGACAACTGGTCTCATGTATTCAGGGCGACGCTCTGTCAGCATCGCAACTCACCTTGATCAGTACGCAGATCGCGCAGCAACCATCGAGACCGTCCCTGGTTATCTTCAACAGACCTCGGCAGGCGAGACAATGTCCGGCGAAGAACTTGGAGACCTCGCAGCGCAATGGGCGCAGGCTCGTCGCGAAGGAAACGTCATCGGCGCACTTAACAACTACGTCAACTTTGTTGAATTTGACCGCGACCCGCTTGAAGTCAACGCAGCGCAACGCGAATACCAAGCACTCGACCTCTCTCGTATGTGCTCAGTTCCCGCCTACCTTGTTTCTGCACCGACGCCAGGCGCATCCATGACATACCAGAACGCATCGCAAGCACGTCAAGACCTTTGGCTGTTTGGGGCGCAAATGTACGCACATGCAATTGAATCTCGTCTCAGCATGAACGACGTATTGAGTCGCGGACGCTACGTTCGTTTCGACACCGACGACCTTCTAGCAATTGGCGAAATGTCAGACGTTCTAGTTGAACCACAAGTTCCAGACCTCGAGGAGATTCCTTCATGATTAAGTTCACCGCCGTTCCCGTCACTCTTGACGCAGCAGCTGGAGAAGATGCACCGCGCACCATCACCGGCATTGCCGTCCCTTGGGACACCGTCGCAACCGTTTCAGGTGGCGAGAAGGTCATGTTCAAGCGCGGAGCCTTTGACTTGAATGCCAAGTCCGCGCGACTACTTGAAAACCACGACGGACGCCCAATCGGCATCGTCAGCGAACTTGTCGATCTAGACAACGGTCTAGGATTCAGCGCAACTTTTGCCCGCAGTAAAGCAGCCGACGACGTTGTTGAACTGATTCAAATGTCCGCATACGACTCAGTGTCTGTGGGCGCAATCCCCAAAAAATTCAAATACGACAAGAACGGCGTCATGATTGTCTCGTCAGCCATATTGTCCGAACTCTCGGTCGTCGCAGTACCGGCATTTGCCGACGCGATAATCGATTCCATCGCTGCCTCAGAACCCGACCCAGAGGTCGAAGAAGAGTCAACCGAACCCCAACCCGACACAAGTCTCCAGGAGGAAACAATGTCACAAGAAACCCAAGTCGAAGCCTCCGCGCCCGACGCCATCCCAACATCACCAATTTTCGCTTCAGCACGACGCGAATTCAAACTTCCTTCAGCGTCTGAATACATTGCGTCATTCGTTCGCGGTGGTCACGACTTCGCACAGTTGAACGACAACATTCGCGCAGCCGCTCCAGACATCACCACAGTTGATATTCCTGGCGTCATCCCGACCCCCATCGTTCAAAATGTGTTCAACTCATTCGTAGGCTCGCGCCCTCTGGTGGATGCAACAATTCTTCGCCCGATGCCCCAAGGTGGAGCCGTTTTTATTCGCCCTGTCGTAAAAACAAACAGTTCAATCGGGACTGCAACACAGAACACGACAATCACTGCTTCAACTTTTGAAATCGAAGACGTACAAATCACCAAGACAATTCAAGGTGGATACGTTGAAATCTCAGAGGCTTCAATGGACTGGTCGCAGCCAGAAGTCCTTGGCGCATTGTTGGATGACATGGGTCGCGTATATGCAGATCGGACAGACCTGCTCGCTTGTTCAGAGTTGCAAACCGGCACAACCAACAGCAACAACTTTGCAAACGCATCTATCGCAGACCCTGCATATTGGGTTGAATGGATGTACACCGCAGCAGCAGACATCCTTTCAGGTTCAAACGGAAACCTTCCGTCAATCCTTGCAGTGTCACCAAACGTCTGGAAGTTGATGGGTTCACTCAGCGACACCGCAGACCGTCCGTTGTTCCCACAGGTCGGCCCGATGAACGCTTACGGTTCACTCAACGTCGCATCGACACAGGGCGCATTCGCCTTCGGTCTTCGTGTCGTAGTTGACCGCAACTTGACTTCAGCAGGCATGACCATCCTTGACCCTCGTGCGCTTGAATCGTATGAATTGGCTAAGGGCGCAATTTCCGTAGAAATGCCTTCGCAGCTCTCTCGCCAAATTGCGTTCAGGGGCTATTGGGCATCGAAGGTCATTGACCCAACGCTCACCATCAAGGCTGCGTTCGTCTGATTCAGGCGAACTCTTAAAGGGACTGACTAATGGCTACTTACGATCTCGCGTTTCATACGCGTCTCGATGGGTACGCCGTTCTTCAGACCCTCGTTGAGACTGGTATTCAAGTTGGAGATTCTGTGGTAATCGCAGGCGCAAGTCACGGATTCTCTGGAACACATACCATTGTCTCAACACAAGACTTTGAATTCATCGGAGTATCTGACGAGGGCGACCTTGAATTTGACTCCGATGTAATTCGTCTTTACCAGTTCCTTTACGTCAACGCAGGCGCGGACTACGAGCGTTCAATCGCCACCGGAACCGTTACCTTCACCCCGTCTGTTTCATGGATAAATTCAGCTGATGTCACCTCATGGCTCGGCATCGACGTCGCAACCGCCAACGACACCGCATTCATCACCGTCTGCGTCAACGCAGCTAACAATTACATATTTCGCAAGCGTCGCGAAGCGGGCTACACCGACTCGCAAACAACCGTGCCAGGTGCCGACGTCAAACTCGGCACAATTATGTACGCAGCAACTCTTTACCGCGAGCGCGGATCAGCAGATTCCTTCGCCAGTTTTGATTCCATGTCCTCCATTCCCATTCCCTCAACTATGGGACGCATCATGGCTCTTATCGGCTGCGGAAGACCACAGGTCGCATAATGGCTGCCACAGGGATACTCGTCGATGCAGTTAACGCCATCAAAACACAACTCACTGCTCTCGGTCTTAAACCCGTCACAGATCCCCGAAACGCGCGCCCAATGTCCGTCATGATTGAACTCCCCGTCATGACGTCGTTCACATACAACGTCGGCGACTTTCGGATTCCCGTCCGAGTCTTGGCAGCTCCTCCAGGCAATCAAGACTCAGGCGACTACCTCATGTCAACAGTTGACACAATAATGAACTCGCCCATCGCAGTTACAGACGCCCGTCCAGGCAATGCAAACTACGGCGGGCAAGACATACCCACATACGATCTCACGGTGGCAATCGCCGTGAAGAGAAACTAAGGAGCCACCAATGGCAACAGCAACATTCCTGTCAGGTGCAACCTGCAACATCACCCCAACTGGCGGGTCGCCAATTGACGTTTCAGATCAACTTTCCTCATGTGAGGTGTTACTGGGCTTTGAACTTTTGGAGAGCACATCGCTATCTGATACAGGCCGACAGGCAACCAAAGGCCTCCAAAGCGTCTCGGTTAACCTGTCCCTATATCTCTCATATGGCGTCGGAGAAATCGAAACACTTTTAAGCGCAATCGTCGCTGCGGGTTCATGCTCAATCACCGTGTCACCATCAGGCACCACAGAGTCCGCAAGCAATCCAGAGTTCATCATCACGACCTGCACATTGGATGCCGCTCCGGTCATCATGTCGTCGATCGGCACCCTTGCCGTAGCCTCGGTAAGTTTCTCAAACGGCACCTGGGTTCGAGACATCGTCTAGAAAATAGAAGAGGGAAACAAATGAAAATCCGATTACAAGTAACACCGATTGAAGGCGACCCGTATGAAGTCGAAACGAATCTTTTCGTTGTCGTGGCATGGGAACGCAAATTTAAACGACAGGCATCCAGTCTCGGCAACGGCATCGGCGCAGAAGACCTTGCATTCTTTGCATTCGAATCTGCTCGAGTTGCGGGAATCACCACTCCGCTCGCCTTTGACGATTACATCAAGAAGACAAAGTCAATTGAAGTCATCTCGGAGGATGATTCAACTTTTACAGAAGCGGCAGTTTCCGACGCTCTTTAGCCGAGGTTCTTGTCGCGACTGGATACTGGACACCCGACATTCCTTTCGACACAGACGACCTGTTCACGGTTGTTGACGTGTTAAAAGAGCAACAGAAATCACGAAGAAGATGACAACGAACACGACAATCCAGGTCACAGGACTCAAGGAAGCGATTCGTTCTCTCAACAAGGTTGAGCCTGGACTCCGCAAACAGTTCGTCAAAGACCAGACCGCCATTGCACAGCCCGCCATAGACGAAGTAAAGCGCGGATACCAACGCGAGTATCTGTCAGGCATGGCTCGCAACTGGACTCAGAACGGCAGCAAGAAGTTTCCCTTTTCGCTTGCTCGAGCAATGTCAGGCGTCAAATTAAAAGTTGACGCAAGCCGTGAGGCAACTTCCCTGATCTACATTCAGCAAACGAACGCTGGCGCTGCAATTTGGGAAGCAGCAGGACGCAAAACTTCAAACAGTCTTGGCAACAATCTCGGCGACATCCCTGCGCCGAACCATACGCGCAACCTCGGGCCTGCCGTGTTTCGCAAGCGCAAAGAGATTGAACGCGAAATGCTTCAAGCGTCAAAAGAAGCAATGAGACTTGTACAAAAGGAACTTGACTAATGGCACTTGCAATTCCAATCATCACAGAATTCGACGGAAAAGGAATCAAGTCCGCACTCAACGAATTCAAGAATCTTGAGACAGGTACGGAGAAGGTTGGCTTTGCAGCGCAACAGGCAGCCAAACTTGCAGTCATTGGATTTGCAGCGTTGGGCGCAAGTGCAGCAGCTGCGGGAGCAGTTCTCTTTAAGGCAGCGCAAGCAGCAGCAGCTGATCAGGCAGCACAGGTTGAACTTGCTAACGCAATTAAAGCGAGCACGACTGCGTCTGACTTGCAGATTAAAGGGTTGGAAGAATTTGTAGACAAAACTCAAAGGGCAACAGGCGTGGCGGATGACAATCTTCGTCCGGCACTCGGCAGACTCGTCAGGGCAACAGGCGACGTCACAAAGGCTCAAGACCTTTTGAACCTCAGCCTTGACCTCTCCGCGTCAACAGGAAAATCGGTTGAGGCAACGGCAAATGCGCTCGCAAAAGCCCAGGAGGGTTCCTTTGGCGCTCTCGCCAAACTTGGTGTCGGCTACGACGCTGCAACACTCAAGGCAGCCGGATTTGAAAAAGTCCAGGGAATGCTCGAGGAGCGTTTTGGCGGTTCCGCAGCGGAAAAGGCAAAGACTTACGAGGGCGTCATGGCTCGCCTCAAAATTACCCTCGGCGAACTCCAGGAGTCAATCGGCTACAAGGTGCTCCCAATTTTGACCAAACTTGGTGATTCGGCAATTCGCATTTCTGAAGCGTTTGGTCTGAACGGCGCTGCCGGTGGAGTTGCACAACTTGGCAAAGAAATTGCAACTCTTGGCACAGACGCCGACGGCATGATTAACACGTTTGGCAAAATCTACAATTCAATTGCTGGACTTGTTAACGGAATCATGAATGCTCTTGCACTTCCGTTATCAGTAATTAACTTTCTTCGGACAGGCGAATTAGGCGATTACAAAGTTAAAGGTCTTCCAACTTTTGATCAGTTAATTGCAGCCAACCCTTCATCAAATCGTCCTGTTTCTACGCAACAAGCCGAAGCGATGTTTGCGGGATCAACTCCTTCTGGGATAGTCGGCGGAACTCCTGCATCCATTCCGTCAATACCTGCAAAAGTTCGCAATTCAGAACCACCGCTCTCGGCCATGCCTACCGGCACAGGATCTAACACGATGGCGGGCGGGCTTGCTGGCATTGACTTTGCCAACGTCACATTCAACATTGACGCAGGACTTATCTCGTCCCCTGCCACAGTTGGTCAGGACATCATCGATGCCATCCTTGCAGCACAACGCAACTCAGGGCAGGTTTTCGCACCGGCGGTCACTTTCTAATGACCGTTCCCACATACCAAGTCCTCGTCGGATTCCAGACAACCACAGGATTCGGTCAACCCTTCCAACTCAACGACGCCGTCTTTGGTCTACTTGACACAGGCACCCTCGGCGGTCTCGCCTATGCCGACCTGACGTCGCTTGTCCTGTCGGTCAACATCAAACGCGGACGCAACCGCCAACTAGATCAGTTCAACGCAGGAACCGCACAAGTTGTCTTTAACAACAACTCCCGCATCCTTGACCCGCTGAACACCGCCTCGATCTACTACCCGTTCGTGTTGCCTCGCTCGCCCATCATCATCTACGCCAACGGCACCCCCATTTACACAGGCTTTGTCGAGGATTGGGACTTGGATTATCAAAACGCCAATCAGGGCAGAATGTTCGCTCGATGTGTTGACACCTTCGGCACCCTGGCAAATCAACAATTGAACGCCTTTACCCCGTCGGCACAGACTTCAGGCTTGCGCGTAGACGCCGTTCTAAACCAACCTGAGGTCTCCTATCAGGGCGCAAGGTCTATCGGTACAGGCTCGTCAACTTTGGGGGCTTACACGGTCTCTCAGGACACCAATGTTCTCAACTATCTTCAGCAGGTCAACACCTCTGAACAGGGGTACCTATACACGGCAGCGGACGGCACTCTTACCTTCAAGGGGAGGTCAAGTGTTCTGAACCCCGTCTCAGGAGCGTCTTTCACCACCAACGGCACAGGCATTCCATACATGAGCCTGGTCAACCAATACGGATCCGAACTGCTTTACAACTACATCGTGACGCAATCACCCGCAGGAGCTGCACAAACGTCATCGGACGCAACGTCAATTGCCCTGTACCAAACGCAGAACTACAACCTTCTTCAACTGCTTAATTCCACAACGTCAGAAGTGGCGGGTCTAGGCGCGTATCTTCTTGGCAAGTACGCCAATCCTGTCGTGCGCTTCACAGGTGTTTCATGCGAACTTGCAGCACTGACCTCTGCGCAATGGTCAACCATCTTTGCCATTGACTTGACGTCAATCGTGACAGTCCAGAAGGATTACAACACCGGTACACCAACCACAGAATCGCAGACCCTGATCACTTCAGGAATTGAACACAGAATCGTTCCAGGGTCTCACATTGTTTCGTACACTTTTGAGAGTACGGACGGCAACCAATACCTCACCCTTGACGATGCAATCTTCGGAACGCTCGACAACAACCTTCTAAGTTTCTAAAGGAGACACAACATGGCAGAACAAACATTCACATCAGGACAAATCCTGACAGCAGCACAAATGACAACGCTGCAAACAAATACTGGTTTGGCTTTCATAAGCAGCACAAACGTAGGTGCATCGCCTGTTGCCAGCGTTACAGTTAGTAACTGCTTTTCAAGTACTTACGACAATTACCGAATTATCATTGCCGGAGTAACTGCAGGCGCAGTGGATTTTAGTATCCAACTCACAGGCATTACTGGAAGTGTGTACACCTATCAAGGTTTTTATCAACTACTTGGAGTAGCAGCTATTAACACTTTTGCAAGTGTCAACCAAACATCTATGGGCTTAGGTGCTTTTTCAGCAACTGGCAATGATTTTGTACAGTTCGAGATTTCGTCGCCTAATTTAGCAAAAATTAAATACGGTCAACTAACTTCTAACTCAACACTTTTGAGCAGTGTTCAAGGTGGGCAAATAAACTCAACAGTGCAATCAACTGGTTTTACTGTGTCGCCAGCATCAGGCAACATAACTAACGGAACAATCAGCGTTTACGGATACAGGAAATAAACAATGACTATCGCCAACCCTCCAAAAGCCCTGATTCTATTGGTCTTTTTGGGGTCGCTCGCCGCTTGCGCAGACCGTGAACGCCTTAATTGCCCACGAACAAAAAACCAAGTCATGACCCGCACAACAACGGACGTGCCAACAACAACCACATCAACAATTGACCCAGGAGGACGTTGTGTCTAGAAACAAATACACAAACACAGAAATTAAGGCGCGCCTTGTTCTTGTTGTGGGAGTCGGATTGACTTTGTCATTTTTATTTTCTGTCATGGCAATTTTGTACGGCGTTCTATTTGTGACACAGCCTCTCGAGCAGGCACCGAACGACGCCGAAGCCTGGAGTGTCCTTTCCAGTATGCTCCTCACCCTTTCGGGCGGTCTGATTGGTCTGTTGGCAGGTAACGGACTTAAAGACAAAGAACCTCCTGCACCATGAGCAATCGCGTTTACCCTTACTACCCATCATGGGACGGCAAAGCGACTCAACCCGTCACGGCAAAACTTGTTGAACTGTGCAAAGCACGTTGGGGAACCAAATCCCTCGGGACATATGTCAATCGCCCGATGCGATCAGGTGCAGGACTTTCCGTTCATGCCACCGGATACGCAGCCGACATCCAATACAAAGACGAAGCGCAAGCGCGCGAAATGTGGGACTGGTTCCTTGCAAACTCAAAAGCCCTCGGACTCTGCGAACTGCATTGGTATGCATACGGCTCTTACGGCGCTGGATACCGATGCTCGAGGGGCGAAGGCAAAACAGGCGTCAAGATTTACACCGCCGATGACAACGCAGGCTCCTATCAAGGCAACCCAAATTGGCTCCATTTTGAGATGGCAAAGCAATCCGCAGAAGCATTTGAGGCTGCATGGAGATCTCTGCCAAAACCATAGATCGCCCGAGGACATTTTCCCCTCGTGCTAGACCTCGGGATCATTTGTGTTTCCCTCATTGGTTCCGAGGTCGAATCCGCCACCCAGACCCTTGTCTGTGTTACAACATTCAGACCAGTCGAGCGAAGGGAAACGCCATGACCGATACACAATTTATTTACAGTTTCATAATGGGATGGGTCAGTTGCTGGCTATTCCTCAAAATGATGGCAAACCGACCATGATTCCAATCTGGGGTTATCTTCCGTTATGGTCAAAGGACAAACTAACCCTCGTCCAAATCTTTACGGATTCGGCAACAGAAGAAATCGTCAAAGTCACAGTCGCCACAAGGCGCGCTCCCTGGATGACGTTTGCTTCGATAACAGAAGTTGAAAAGGTTGATTAAGAGAATCATGGCAATCGCCCTCATCACCGCATTATCCATTCCCGCACCCGCATCAGCAGCTGCGCAATCCTGCCCACAATGGGAACCGCTCCTGCGCAAGCACTTTCCCGCAAAGGTTGTGCCAACGCTGTCAAGAATCATGTACCGCGAATCTCGCTGCACTCCTCAAGCCGTGTCGCCAGTCCGCAAAAGCACCGGACGCCCCGATGTAGGTCTCATGCAGATTCAAGGCTCATGGGCAACCGTGACACGGGCAGTCTGTAAGAAACAAGACGTCATCCGCGCATTACAAGATCCGTCGTGTAATGTCAGGGTCGCTCGGTACCTCTTCGACAACGGAGGTCTCGGGCATTGGAAAGCGACCTCAGGGTCGTAACGAAAGATGAGGGAAACATCATGGAATTAACCACCGACGAAATCATTGCGCGTCTTATGAATCTGTCAGTCAAACTTGATGGTGAAATGCGCTTTGAAGAAGGCTCAACAATCAGTCAGGCAATCGCTTTGATCATGACGATGCGCAACGCTGCTGAACGGATGCGTCATCCGAGCATGACTTACAACGAAGAGATGAAAGCCGTCATCGAGTGGATTGTTGAACCGAAATGAGCATTGAAGACTACGAGCCAGTCGCCTCGCGTCTTGCGCGCTTCTGGCAGAAACATCCTGAGGGTCGAGTCATTACCAAACTCATCACATTTGAAGGTGACCGCGTCATCGTCCAGGCAGATATTTATGTCGACCGTGAAGACGTCCGACCCATTGCAACAGACTTCAGCGAAGAGCTGCGTGGTTCAAACAACGTGAACAAAACGAGTCACATTGAAAATGCGTGTACGAGTGCCATCGGTCGAGCCTTAGCAGATTGTGACTTTGCTTCTTCGACTGACTGGACAAAACGCCCGTCGCGCGAAGAGATGCAGAAGGTTGACAGAATGACCTCACGACCGACAGAAGGCGGAAACGTCACAGAGCCGTCAAATCTTGCCTCAGAGAAGCAGCTGAACATGATCCGCGCCGTGTGCAAATCCATCGGACGCACAGTTCCAAGCGGCATACAGGGCTGGACAAAACGCGAAGCAAGTGCCTACATCGACACCGTCAAGAGCAACCCCCCTGCACCGGAACAAGAACCCGAAGAGGCGTTCTAATGGTTGACTTCCTGATGCTTATCATTATGTGCATCAGCCTCTTCATGTGCGGATTCCTGTTGGGAAAAGATTCCCGATGACCGTCTCAGAAAAGATATTCCAAGACCAAGTCATCAAACTGGCGCGGATGCAACAATGGCTCGTCTTCCACGCGTCACCCTCATCTCCGCGCCCTGGCGTATGGCGGTCAGACGGCAACGGATTCCCCGACCTTGTCCTCGTGTCAACATCCATTCCATCAAGGGGCGTCATCTTCTGCGAACTAAAAGCAGCTGACGGAAAACTCTCAGCAGAGCAAGAAAAGTATGCTCGCTGCCTTATCACCGCAGGCATTGAATACCACCTCTGGCGTCCCCGTGATCTAGACGTCATAGCAGACAGGCTCGGTCGCAAAGGGCGCGTCCAATGAGACAACAAATCAGAGTCTTCCTCAGCAAAGAAGAAGTCCGCCTTGCCTGCACAGGAGGCATAGAACACCGCATCGACGCCATGTTCAAACACCAACGGCCAGGAGCATCAGACATTCCGTATCACCTTCAGCATTGGTGGCAGTCCCACATCACAGGCTCCCTCGGAGAAGTCGCCGTCGCAAAAGTATTCGGGGTGGATTGGGAATGGCAAGAAAATCCAAATGGCTTTGACGTCCTCGAGTATCAAGTCAGGTCAACAGAGAACGCCGAAGGAACCATCAAAGTCCGCAGGCGCGACAACCCAACCCACAACTTCATTCACTGCAAAGTCAGAGACAACCGAGTCCTCATCGAGGGATGGATCACAGGTCAAGAAGTCATCAACAACAACGAAGAGATACACAAGGATTGTTTCACCATCAAGGACTACCGCCTGTACTCAATGACCGACCTCCCAGAGTTCCCTCAGGAGCTGCCAGAAGGCGTCCAACTGTTCAAACCCTCCGCCAAACGCTTAGGTACTATCGGATGATTGTCGTCGCCTGGTACATCCTTCTGATATGTATCGGCATAGCAATCCTTCAGGGGATACGCAAGGACTAAGATGCCAACACAATTGAGAGACGCAGGCCGACATCATCAGTTGCAGATGGTTCGCAGAACACGAGGGAACTCGGGTCGAGCAGTCTGCCTTCAAGCGACTGTGCAGCGTCCAAACGTCACAAATGAGAATGGTGACCGTCCACATGTCAAACATCCGGCAGCCAGAGATACTTACTCGAACTGCGGGGGGCGAGCACACCACCGAACCGAACACAACGAAAGAGACCAAGCCCCCTCGGGGGGGCGCGGTAGCAGGGGGAAACCATGAGCAAGAGAAGCAATACAAGTCCAGAGTTCAAACGCAGACGAGCAGAAATACTTGAAGGCAATCCTCTGTGCCACTGGTGCCACAAAGCACCCGCAACAGAAGCCGACCACCTAATCGAATACGACATAGTAGGAGACGACACCGAACTCGTACCCTCCTGCAAATCATGCAACTCACGACGCGGAGCCAACTACATCAACGGCAAACGAAGCGCACAACAACACGCCCGCAACGAACACCTTGGATACAACCCCGCCAAAACAACAACACAAATGACCAAGTACACCCCACGATCATGCGTAACATGCGGACAACTGTTCCAACCAATATCCAAATGGTCAAAAGCAGACGAACAAAAATACTGCACAAAGAAATGCTTCTACGACAGAAACAAGGAAGTTTTTTTGAAAAAAGAAAATAACGAGAC